AACAATGCCACATAGGTATCGATCCGCTCACCAATGACATTTACCTCTTGGTCGGAGGCTCCCTCCCACGGGAATGCGTTAGCACCGTGCTTGCGGAGGTCGTCACTCTTACCCGGCCAAATGTTCCGCCGCTCGTCGTAGCTGCGGAGGCAGGTCTGGAAGTACTCGTCGAGGTCTATGAGTGCGGTGTCGTAGGCATAGGTGAGCGCACCCACATCTGGCTCCTTGTCCAGATAGATCAACGATTCGCCTTCTAGGGCTTCTGAGTCAGTTTCCATGGTATAATTCGTAGGTGTCGGAGTCTAATTTCCTGTTGATTTTAATAGTCTTGTGGAGCAGTCGCTGGGACATGCGGCTGGGAACTTCGATGGCAATGCGATTCCCATCCAACCCTGCATATACATACCGCGGGTTAATTGCTAGTCCAATAACCGCGACCTCCAGTGGCTCAGGGGTTGGTTCTGGGGCGGGAATGACAGCTTCCGCCTGTGGCTCCATTTTTGGCGCAACCTTCTTCGCCGCCTTCTTTGCTGCTTTTTTCTTTGTTTTCATGGTTAGTATCCTCCTGTGCCTTGTCTAGTTACAGCTATATGTGACCCGTCCACATGGTCAATGCCAGAGATTGCGGCGTAGCGCAGGACATCTATCGGGTCTTTCCAAGCTTCTTTCAGCCCCCCATCACCCGTGTACTCGGACAGGGCTTGGATGATGTTCTCACATTCCTCGCTGACATAGAAATGCGGTCGGTTGACCGAATCTGACGGTATAGTTACATTCCAAGACATTTTCCCGATCAAAGCTTGCAACCCATCGTCGATTTCCAAGCCGGGGGCGGGTATGCACACAATACCCTCGTCGTTCAAATCCTCGATAATGCTACTAGCCCCATCTGCTGACTGGTACTTTGCCGCCCCAAGTCGGGGGTCAATGAGACGCTCTAAAATCTCCTCGTCACCCTCTAGGTCTTTTATCAGTTCCACATAGTCGCGGATGCCGTATCCCTGCCCCTTTGCGCCATCGCCCGCAACCCACTTGCCCCCTCGCCACTCTGCCCAGTCACCGACATCCACGCCCGGCCATTCCCTGTAGACCCAGAATGTGCCAGTAGCGTCCACGGCAATCCAGCACATGAACCAGTTTTTTGCACCAGCAGGATCGACAATATGGTAGCGCGTCACATTTTTCGTTGGAATAGTGTCGGGGGATACCACATTAACCTCCTTGTTGAACTTGGGAAATTTGGTGGCGTGGGACTTAACTGGAACCCCGTACGCACGAATTAGGATCTCCTCCCTAGGACGACCTACCAGTGTCTCCTTAATTCGCTCGTAGCCACCGAAAGGGTTGTCCTGTGAGTGGAAGTAATGGACGCTGGCATTGCGCTTCTTGCTCCTCTGGACATAGGGGACAAGCTCGCCATTTAGCAGTTCAGCCTCGCGGCTCTCTATGCTGGTGGCTCCATCCAAATACTCTTTGATCACCTCCGTGTACCCGTCAATCGGGGTGAAGGTCAGCAACAGCTTTGCGTTGCGGGTTGCAAGTCGGAACCGCAGGGTATTTATAAGCTCAGGGCCAAGCAAGTACTCGTCGAGCCATACGCCGATGTTGTGCCATTGGGGGTCACGGCTACCAAGCTCTGCGCCTTCTAGGATAGTGGGGTTGTTCTGGTACTGGGAGTAGGTCTTGAAGATGATCTGGGATCCATTGGGGAGGATGAGAGATGAGTCGGTGAATCCGTTTTTCTTCGTGTAGGAAATGTATGTCCCGGAGGATGTCTGCTTCGTGCGCAATTCGGCTGGCAACCAATCCCACACGGCACTCTGCTGCTGGCGAATGCTAACCTCGGATGTCTGCGCAAAGCACATGATCTCAGCATTAGGGTTCTCTATAGCCGCACGCACCACAGAGAATGCGCCCCACTGCGTCTTGCCGCTACGGTTGCCGCCCAGTGCCACAATCTCGTTTACCTCCTGCAGCTGATCCTCTGCCTTCGCCCAGTGGGGGAGTCGGAAGCCAAAGCGATACGGGTCGCGTTCTGCGTTGTCCACAGCCTCATGGTAGACCCTGTGCAGAGCAATAAGCTCCTCTGGCTCCATGAGGGAGATTTCCTCATCGGTCGGCGGGGAAAGTATCTGGTGGGTACGCCACTTCATGCGACAATTTCAGCCTCGACTGCCTTCGCCTTCACCTTGCTGGCGATGCGAGATTTAGCCTCTGCGATCATCTTAGCGGCATCGTCGATACTCGCACCCTGCCTATGCTCGACCACCGCGGTAGCCATGCCAGAGAGCTGCATGGACTTGTCCGTTAAAACACCCACGGTGATTGCCAGTCGGTCCGGGGAGATGTTCTTGAGTTGTTCGGGATCGTCGGACAACTGGTCTGCCTTCGCAAACAGCAGGTCGGTGTAGGTCTCCGCCGCCATCGCGTACTTCTGGCTAAACTCCTTCCGCTTCGTCTCCAGAGTGTCGCTGTGCCGCCACATGAGCGACCTCACGGTGTCACGGGCAAGCCCGGTGATCTCGGAGGTGCTTTTGATGCTCTTACCCTGTGCGAGCAGCCAGAGGCACTTCGCAGCCGCCTGTGGGTTCCAGAACTCCACACGCTGCCTGTTGCCGTGTTCCTCGGCTCGACGCATGACCTCTGCAAACCATTCTTGATCTGGTTCTGCGGTTAGTTTCTCGCTCATGGTGATTAGTTTTACTTCAGCTTTGCGGCGTTTGCAATAGCGGAAGCGTCACCTTTTGCGGTAGACTTCTTCTTGGGTTTCTTGGTGTTTCTTTCCGCTTGAATTTGCTGATATGAGCGATACGCCTCTGGATTTCCAGAACCAAACTGTTTAGCTCGATTGCTTTTAGTTTTTTGGGTTCCCTCGCGCAATATTAGAGGTTTGGCACTTCCAGTAATATCACCAGTTAAAAGCTTATCAAGATTGATACCTGTAACCATTAGCGGCTGCGCTCCAAGCCTTCCCCCAACTTTCTTTTTAGCAAACGCCCGTGGATCTGTTGTAAGTTTTGCTACATTGTGCATTTCCGACAGCGTAGCTTTTTTCTTAAATTTAATCCTCCAAGGATACGCCTTGTTTAATTCTGGTTTGTGTTCTGGAGTCGAACCATCGTACTCTGCAATAGCATACAGGTCTCCAAGTTCAGCACCTTCAAACTCTGGTTGGCGATATTCTTTTGCTGCTGTCTCTAGATCAAGACCAAGTTCAACAAGCTTTTTGTATTTAATAGGAAGAGTTTTTGCCGTCAGCTTACTATAGAACATAGGAGCTGCAGCCCAAGGAATTTTATTGAAATAGTTTGATAGATCATCTGCGCTTTCAATCATTTTAGCTGCGTTGCGCCAGTCAGTCTTAACATTTTTGCTGTTTGAATTTATAATGCGCTTCATTGCCTGCTTGATATGATCATTGGCCAATCCTTCGCTAATCTCGCCAGTTGAAACAAGATATTTCCACTTTTCAGCATATGCCTTTCTGGCATCAAGCGAGTTGAGATGGTTTGCGGAACCTAGAGATGCAAGACCGATAAGTGGTTCTCCATCTTTTTTCCATCTAGTAACAAACGCATCTGCTGCGGCTTTGTCAGTAAATGCCCATCCATCGTTATCTAGATATCCCGGCCCGCCTTTAAAGCTTGCTGTGTAATCTCCGTATTTGACATCACCAACAAGAGATAAATCAGAGGTCAACACTTGCACTCGCTTGCCTTTGAATGCTGACAATTTTTCTACTGGTTCTGGCAGGAATCGCATCTGACCAGTCTGCGAAATCTTACGCATCTCTGGGGTGATGTTCACCTTCCAGATTGGAATGCTGCCAGTCTCCGCTTCCTCGCCGCTCATGATGTCGGCTTCTACGGATTGCGTCATGTCCGCCTTCTCGACCTTTCCACCGAACTGCTTGACATACTTGCCAACCTCTTTCGGGAGCATGTTGTCGTAGAAGCCACGCATTCCAGAACCTTCAACTTTAAGAGAACTACCAGAAAGTGAAATTTCTTGATCTTCTGGAGCTATGCCTTTAGTGGACTCAACCTCCATCTTCTTGATTATTTTAGAAGCTGGATCTTTTCCTATAACTTCTTCAAGTTTGTATGTAGTGATGCCGTCTTTCTCAACCACCAAGTCACCATCTTTGTTAGCTACCAACAGATTCCTTGATGGGTAATAAATTATTTCATCCACCTGCTTGCTTAAATCAAAACGCTCATTCTGTGTGTCACCCACAGTCCAACCAATCCAGTCCTTGCCACCATCCACGGCATCACGCAGTGCGCGTTTGAAGAGTTGGATGGGCCAAGTGGTGCGGAAGGGTGCGTCTGCGATTCCGGGTCTTGAGGTCTTCGTGTCGTTTGTGTCAACCCGCCTCTGAGCTTCCTTTTGGGCAGCTTCTTTGGTGTCTTCCTTCAAGTCCCAAGGCATCACGTTTGATACGAAGTTGCCCTCGGAGTCATTCACGATCCAATACGAGTCTGCATCGTCCCTTGTGGCGACGTATGTTCTGTTTGGAGACTTATACCCCTTCTTCCTCCCCTCCTGATGCCTGTCAGACTGGAACTCCTCTACGAACAATCCCTCGCTACCATCGTCCAGCGTGCGCTCGTTTGTACGCATGTGGGCAACATAGTTGGGGATGTCGGGGAAGTGGGAGGAGGTGTACCCAGACACCTCATCTGTTGGCGTTATATTTGCTAGGTAATCTGAATCTTTAAGTTGCTTTAATTCAACCAAAGCCTCTTCCCTATTTTTATATGTTCCAACAATATCACCTCTGCCATTTCGCAATGTATATCCAGATGTTTTAGGCATCGCTAGCACCACCTCGCGGTAGTTCTCTCCGCCGGGCAGGACATATTGGGAGAATTTAGCTTCTGGTTGCTCTTGCGTTCTAGAATCAAGCTCGTCAGTCAAACGACGATATTCCTGTGATGTAATCTCACCACGACCTAATTGCTCACCAAGACGCGACCTTTCGGCCTCGTAAGCGTTTCTTTCTTCACCAAGCGTCACCTCCTCAAACCTAACACTGCCCTCGTTACGAAGGTAGTTAAGCAGATCCTCCTTGGACACCTTGCCGTCCTTCTCCAGACTCGCTAGTGCCTGCTCTATGCCGCTCCACTTGATCTCGTCTGCCTTCACTCCACTTCCCCGTGTCGGGTCGATGGTGGCCATGATCTGCTGCGCTGTGGCGCGGGTGGGAACCTTGTCGGTGATGACGCGATCCAGTTGGGAGTAGAACTTGTCCTCGTCCACGCCCTCTGGCATGAAGCGGGTGGGGGTAGTTTCCCCTCCAGACTCCTTGCTGTCCAAAAAGCTCATAACGGATGAAATTGCAGACTCGGTGCTTGCTTCAGAGTCACCCCTTCCAGCCCATGTGGTGAACTCTTCCTCAACGTCTCTCTTTGCTTGATCAACCTTATTTAGAATGTCTTGAGGGAAGTAGCCAGATGGAGCGTCATTGATGATGAAGTCAAGTTCGTCAATTGCCTCGCGTTCTGTGAGGTTTTCGTCCAGCCCATCGCGGATTTCGCGGAGTCTAGTAAGAGTGACATCACCACCCTGCTCACCCTCTGGCATCGCTCGCTGGGCTTCTGGCATGCGGACTTGGCTTACTGCCTCGTAGCTAAACGGCATTGCTGCGTATTCCTCTGGGGCCATTGGGACTGCCTTGCTGACGCGATCTGCGCGGTAGGTGCGGTAGACATTGTCCTTGCTCTTAATGCCATCCTCCAGAAGCATGGGGTTTAGGACTGCCTGCTCCTTTTGGTTGAGCAGACCGAACATGGTGTTGATGAACTTCTTGCGCTCATCGGCCTCGACCGCGCCATACTTTTGCTTGAAAAACTCAATGCTGTCCAAGCCTTGCTTGTGGTAGTCCATCATCGCCTGCGTGTCGCGCAGGATTAAATCCACATTGCCACCATACAGCTTCTTGCCACGCCTGTCCTGTGAGCGTTTCTGGATATTCTC